CTCGCTGCGCAGCTCGTCATCGTGCCCGATCAGCAGGGCGTTCAGAGCGGCAAGGCCATTGGTGATGGTGTATTGCAGGTCGCGGGCAGCGGCTTGAACACGCTCAAGATGGGCAGGCTCTGGAGAGAGTCCGTGCCAGTAGTCATCAGCGCACTGAAGAACCTGCGACCAGGAGTGAAGGTTTTTCTTCATGCCGGCACCTCCAGCTTGTCCAGCAAGGTGATGAGATCCTCACCAGCAAGCTTGGCAATGGTGATGATCGAGAAGTGGATGGCATCCACCTGGTCGCCGCTCAGGCGCGGAGCCTCGTCACGCGATCCCTCGAAAGCCAGGTCCTCGCGAACAGCGACAGCCAGGTCACCGATGGCGCTGATGTAGCCCTGGAGCTGATCCGCGAGGGCTTGCACTTCGGTGCGAGTCTTCATTCCTCACGCCCTCTCTGCGCCCGAAGGCGCTCAGTGCAGGCTGTTTCGAAATTCAACAGGCCGTAGATGCCCCCGCCCAGTTCATCGAGGAGCCAGCCCAGACGCTCGGCCGTCTCTTGGTCAACCTCACCCTCCATCGCTGTGTTGGCGAGCAACGTGCCAATGGCAGCGATACCCAGCGAGATGTTGCACATGGCATCGCGAGCGGCATCGAGGTCCTGCTTGATCTCGTCGATCTGCTCAGCGTTGAGCACCTCGCCAGGTTCGCGCTTGCACTTCTTCCGAATCACATGGCCGAGGTTCATTCGGATGCCCCCCCTTCATGGAGCACCACACCGCGCCGGGCGGAATCAATCAGCTCCGCTGCAGAGCGAGCAAGGAACTCGATGCCGTAGTGGGCGCCTGGATCCAAGGGTTCACTATCGAGATCGCTGAACAGGTACTGGATGCTTTCGACAAGGCGACCAGCCTCTTCAAGAGCGCTATTCACTGAGGTGTCAGGGCAGACGCGGAAGTGCCCAGCAGGGATGCAGGGATAGATCCTGATAGGGGTGCTCATGCTTCACCCCCTTCCTTCCGGCTCTTCTTCAGGGCCGAGACCGAGGCATCGATCAGTTCGGCTGACAGGCGAGCGGACAGCTCCAGGGCGGCGAGATTAGTGAACTCACCGTCAGGCTGGACGAGGTATAGGTTGAGCAGGTCGGAGATGCTGTGGTTGACACTGGCGGCCATGCCGAGAGCATCCTCAACCGAGAGGCTTGGGTGGACCTCGAAGTACTTGTACGCGGGGAGCGGATCGACTTTGAGAAGGCTCATGCTTCACCTCCTGCTGCAGTCATGCCGCGAACGCAGGCGGAGTGCATTGCGGAGACGACCTCGGTAATCAGAGCGAGGGCTGCGGCTTCTGCCTCGTCCATCTCATGGTCACGATCGCGGGCGATGCGCTTGATCAGGGCGCAGATGGCGTCGAGCGAATCCTCGTAACGCTCCATCACTTCGACCACTGGAAGCCCACCAACTACCTTGAGCATGCAGCCGCTGGTTTTGCCTAGAAGAAATCCCACCTCCTTGGTGGTCGCCTGTTGCGCCTGTGAAGCCGCTTGATGGGTCGAGTTCATGCTTCACGCTCCTCAGCTTCCAGGCCACGGCGGCAGGCGAGATTTATCGACGATGCCGTCTCCAGAGTGACTCGAACGGCAAACAACTCAGTAGGGCCGAGGGTGTCGCCGGGGTCATCGGTGACGCGCTGAAGGAGGCAACTCAGCCCATCCAGCAACTTGGTGCTGATACGCAGCGCTTCTCCAACCGAACACCCAGGCTCAACGGTAAGCAATGGATTGCCGGTCGACGCGGAGATGAGGAAGTTGCAACCCGTAGCAATGGCTTGCGCCCGGGGCAGTGCTTTGATATTTTCTTCTTGCATGTTGATGTCTCCTTGAGACAAAGAAGTACCCGCCACCTGCTTCAACAGGTGGTTCTGAAGAGCCCGCCGCCAAGCGGGCTTTTTGTTGCCTGGAAGAAACTCAGCCAGGCCGTAAAGAGGCGCGAAGTTCAGCTCTCATGGAGGAGCCCACTCCGGGTCGAAGGTCATTTGCAGAAGGTTTCTCTCGCGATTCACGACGAGCTGCAGCAGGGGCTTTTCCTGTTTCCAGGTAACAAGTCCGCGGCCATGAATGCTCGCAGCGGCGGCACCATCATCGAAGGCCCTGCAAGCCCGGTTAAACCGATCCATTGCGGACTGGTTGCCGTGCAGGATTTCTTCGACACGCATGTCACACCAAACCGAGAACTTCGCATCCAGCCAGCGAGCGAAGGCCACGGCAAGGCGCGGATGAAGCCAGGTACCGCCACCACGATCGACGCGCGCCTTGCTGGTTTTTACATACCCGGAATTCCGGGTATCTAGAATTTTCGACTCGGCGCCGGTAAGCACCTCATCCAGAGCCCGGATGTAATTCAGCGTTTCGGCGTTATCGAGCCAATGGTCAATCCGCTTGCCAAAGCGCTCCGAGAGCCTGGTGGCGTGCAGCCAAGCCTCACCAGTAAAACGAACAGGCAGGCCTTCGTAACGCAGTTGGATGACGTTGTTCACGGCGCCAACCCGGCACTGGATGGATTCACAGCATGGTTGCCGGTCTGCTCGGATTGGCATTCGATCGGTATCGTTTGGGCATGGTCGGCGGAGCCACTGCTGATGTCCTTAAGCCCACTGCGAGATGGGAATGGGCGCGACTCTTCAGCTGAAAAACTCCCCCCATCATGGCAATGCACGATGATTTTCCGATTTGCTCTAATGGCTTTACTCAGGGAGCCTTGACTAAGCCCTAGGCTGCGGGCGGCCTCGGTTTGGCCCTTCAGTGACACGAATTCTTGAATAGTGAGCTGGCGCATTGCGCTCTCCGCTTGGACTACTGCCAACGAGTATCGCCAAAGGACATTTATTTATCAATGCCTATGGCGATAGATAAATATTCCCCGTGGAAATATTCTCCTCACATGAAGACGACCAGACGCCCAATGGAAGATTGGGAAAAGAACGAATGCGCAGCGCTGAAGGCCGCTTTCGTTGAGTACAACCGCGGGCGGAAGGGTAGCGAGCGACTGACCCAGGAGGAGGCTGCAGAGTTTCTAGGGATAAATCAGGGCTCGCTCTCGAATTACCTGAACGGACATCGCCCGCTGAACCTAACGATCGCAACAGGAATGTCGCGACTAATGGGTATTCCCGTATCAAAATTCAGCCCGCGATTAGCTCGCGACCTAGAGAAGTTCAGCCAGTCTCTTCAGCGTCATGTTGACGAATACATGGGAGATGTCGGGGATCATCAAGCCGAGCCCTCCAACGTCGCCCCCATGCTTCAGCCGCACCGGGAACCAAGGAAGTATCCGTTGATCAGTTGGATTGCTGCGGGGGAACGCGCGGAGTCGCCAGATATTTTCGCCCCTGGCGATGCAGAAGAATGGCTGGACTCAACCGAGAACGCTGGCGATGGCGCCTACTGGCTCGAGGTCAAGGGTAAGTCGATGATCTCGGACGGCAACCCAAGCTTCCCGCCGGGCATGGTCATTTTGGTCAAGCCGGAAGGGGTCGAGCTGATCAACGGCAAGTTCTACGTGTTCAGGCACATCAGCGGCGAGACTACCTTCAAGCAGTACCTGTACGACACAGGAACCCAGTACATCGCCCCGCTCAACCCCACCTTCAAAACAGTGGAGATGGATGACGAATGGGCCGCTATCGGCCGCGTGGTCGATGCGAAGCTTCGTGGGTTGTGAGGGCGGGGCAGCTCATCCTTGTTACTCCTTGAGCCATTGCGTCACGGGCCTATGTAGGTGAGCCCCCCTAAGCGCAAGCCATAGCCCTAGCCTTCCAGAGAAAAATCGAACCCGCCTTTGCGGGTTTTTTAATGCCCCCGATAATTTTTATCGCCAAAGGCATTGACCAAAATAATGTCCACAGGCAATATCTCCCCCAGCGCTGAAAGGAGCAACCATGGACACGATCACTGCACACGGATTCACCGGCTTCCTTGGCAAGGGCCTCTCCTTGCGGGAACTGCAGTGCGTCCTGGGCATCGCTGCGGGTCGTACCTCGAAGGAGCTGGCCCGCGACTTGGACATGCAGCCGGCCACGGTCGACAAGCGTGTCTTGGCAGCGACCACGAAGCTGAAGGTAACGAAGCGTGCGGCCTTGGTCGCTGAGGCGCTCAGGAAAGGAATTCTCGCCCCAGCCTGCGTGATGGTGCTGGCCGGCATGGCAGCAATCCACCCGATCCTCGATGACGACCCCATGCGCCGCGACCGCCGTCCGCCGGAGCGCAAGACCGAACTGCGCCAGACCTCCCGCCGCAGCGAGGAAGCAGGACTCATAGCCGCGTGATCAGCGGCGTGCGCTCCTGATCGAGCGCAGTCCGGTGGCCACCTACCACTGATTTTCGGAAAGCCAAACAGCCCGGCAGGGGATCGGCTTGCCCGGATAAAGCGCACCACCACACCAACAGAGAGGAAACACCATGTTCGGCATCGGTAAAAAACTGTTCGGCGCCAAGCGCGCGGTGAAGAAGCTGGAAAACCGCGACCTGATGCAGGCGATCGTAGGCGGCTGCCTGCTGGTCGCCGCTGCCGACGGCGAAATCAGCAAGAACGAAGCCGCGCAGATCGACATTCAGATCCGCGCCAACAAGAACCTGGAGCACTTCGGCTCCGAGATCACCAGCACCGTCAACCTGTTCACCGAGCAGCTGCAGGCCGGCTTCCGCCTGGGCCGCATGAACATCATGCGCGAGATCGCGGACATCAAGAACAACCCGCTCGATGCGGAAGAGGTGTTCGTGAACATGCTCACCGTTGCCGAGGGTGACGGGAATATCAGCCCCGAAGAGCTGAAGGTGCTAGCCGAAATCGGGACCCAACTCGGCCTGCGCCTGAAGGACTTCGGGATCGAGGCATGAAGCGGCGCGCGCGGAAGAGTCTTGTCCTGGTTCTGCTGGTGGCGCTGGGCGCATCTGCGGTCAATGCCGCCCTGAACTGGGGCAGCTGCAGCTACTACGGATTCCAGACCGGACGTGACACCCGCTATGCGGCCTTCATGGGCTGCATGGTGAAAACGCCTGCCGGCTGGGTTCCGCGCAACGAACTTCGAGTCATCCAGTAGCCGCTTCACTGAAGCGCCTGGGTAACCGGGCGCTTTGGGAAGCCACCCAAGGAGAAGGAACCATGTTGATTTTGACCAGGCGCGTAGGCGAAACCATCCGCATCGGCGACGACATCGAGGTCGTGGTGCTCGGCGTGAAGGGCAACCAGGTGCGTATCGGTGTGACCGCACCGCGTGACACCGAGGTACATCGTGAGGAGATCTACCAGCGCATTCATGGTGCAGAACTGCGCCATCACCCCAATGCAGTGGGGGCATGATCATGGAAGCCATCACCATCGTTCTCCGCTCCGGAATGGGCATGCAGCTCACCTCGGTTCGCCCCTACCTGAAACCCGGCACACCGATCGCCATCGGCCGGGGCGGCGCAGTAATCGCCGATGTGGTCGAGGGCAACACCATCGAGGACAAGCGCCAGGCGGCCGAGTCTGCTGCCGGTTACATCGATTCGGTGGAGAGCAGACTGGAGGGAGCGGAGTCACTGGAGCTTGTGGTTAGCGCGCTGGAGCGCATGCTGCTGTGCATCGAGAAGCACGCAGTGGTCGGCCATACTGGCACGACCCGGCAAGCGATGGACGCTCTCGGCAACATCCGCGAGTTGGCGGCGGCATTCCTGGATCAGTCTGGCGCACGGGAGCAGCCAGTAAAAACCGGCGAGCCTCCCTACTCCGCGCCGACTTCCGCTTGCTGCGGCATATGTAGCCAGCAGGATCACGTTGACGAGAACTGCCCCTGGCAGGGCGCTCGCGCCGGGCTGGCATTGGTGCAACAGATCGACAGGCACCTGGTAGAGCACGCCAAAGAGTTCAACGCCGCACCCAGCGAAGCACTTAAGCCCAGCATCTTCGACATCATCACAGGCACCGCCGGGCAGGCAGCCAACGTGCCGCAGGTGCTCCCCTCGAGCGAGGAGCACGCGGCCCAGATCGAGCAGGTGGCTGCCGGCCTACGCGAGGACCAGGCCGAGTTGGCCAAAAGCATCCTGGTTCTGGGGGATTGGCTGGAGCGAGTGGAGATCGAGGACGGTTACGTCGGCGTGCCGGTGATCGAGGCGGTCGAGGTGGTGGTCACCGAGCTGAAGCGCCAGCAGAAGACGGCGGACCCCGTTGTTTGCCGCTACGGACACTGGTTCGCGGGAGATAGCGACGAGGCAACCTTGATCCGTGAACGCGGCATCTGCAGTGACTGTGCCGCAGTCGACGACTCCTGGCTTGGCGCGCAGGAGCCAGAAGGCGGTGAAGCATGAGCACAAGCACCCACTGGTTCTGGCACTGGCTGCTCGGCACCTTCGCCATCGCCAACTTCGCCATCGCGATGGGCGCATTCGAACAGCGCGACGAAGCCAGGCACCTGGCCAAGCCCGTCATTGACATGAACGGCACCACCATAGTGGTCAGCTGCCCGAAGCCCATCACGCCAACAGCCGCCCGCCCAGCGCTGCGGCACGAGAGGTTCATCCTATGACTCTTACCGCACAAGTGCCGCCTTACCGAAACCCTCCGTCGGCCGATGCGCCGGCCTTCGAAATGGTCAGCATCAATCCTTTCGCCGCCCTGGGTGATCGCCTAGTGCAGTTCGGACTCGCCCTGCAGAGCGGGGAAAGCACTGTCGAGCAGTTGGTACCGCTGGCCAAGGCCTGTGGGCTGGAACTGCGCATCAAGGTGGTGGAGGGCGACCATGCAGCATAGGAAATCCTTCCCCCCTCATCACCTCCTGTTCGTTCTGCCACCCCTGACGGCGCCGTCGGCGGCAATGCCGGCAGTACAGGCAATTCCAGAACAGAAGACCGTCACCGGTGACAAAGAGCTGGACGCCCTTCTCTGGCTGCGCGAAGTGATCAAGACAGGCCAGGCCGGTCCGATCAACACCGCCCTGGAGGCGGCGAAGCGCATCAAGACGCCACTGAGAAAACTGGCCGAGCGATACGCCAAGTACCTGGTCAACTCAACTGGCAACACCATGGCAGGAGTCTTCGGCTCGTTCGGCCTTGAAGACCTGGAAGGCCTGGCCAAGAAGTCGATCGAGAGGGTTGAGCGGAGAGCGGAAGCGGAGGCGCGCTTCCCGGGCGGAACGATCTGGGACGACACAGATGCAGAGGTGTTCTGCATCCGCGCCCTCCAGCGCATGAAGGGCGCCAAGGACCTTATTGAGATGGACAGGGTCAAGGCGGCAGTGCGATTCAAGCAGTACCCAGAACAGTTGCCAGGCACGCTCGACGATTGCCTGGCTGAGCTTCGCTACTGGGACAAACTCTATTGGCTTCGCCATTCAGTTGGGAGTGCGGCGATGGCGCTCCGGAAACCACCGCACGTGAGTGGTTCGTGAGCGACCTTCTGGCCGAAATCCCGCCGCGCAGCTTTGAGGAGTCGATCCGGGTGATGGACTGGCTGGGCGAGAAAGACAGGGAGATGGAGAGCAAAACCGTACGAAACCTATTGAACCACCCTGGCCGCACGACAGAGCAGCAAGTCGGAACCGCTGTCCAGTACCAGTGCGACTGCGGCGAAATCTATCCAAGCACCAGCTTCGGCGCCGGCTACATGGCCGCGAACAATGGTGTCTGCGAGAACTGTGAAATGACTGCAGGCAATGCCAACGGTGGCATTAAGTGAAAAAGCGCTGGCTGCCGGACGATGACAACCGCTTGCGCGAGCTCTACGGAACCATGGGAGCCGAACAGGTTGCGCAGTCGCTCGGCCGGACACTGTCCGCAGTGGTCAGCAGGGCCAGCTTCCTCGGCCTGGGCAAGCGTCCATGGACGCAGCCAGACGAAGACCAATTACGCGAGATCTATCCGAGTATGGAGATGGCCGAGATGCGCCGCATCACCGGCCGGACCGCAACCGCCCTGCGCGCCAGAGCGGCAATCCTCGGCATCAAGAGAATAGACAGCCCAGACCGAAAGGCTGCTCACCGTTCTCATAGCGAACACATGAAGGCCAAACGGGAGAGCGGTTACAGGAACTCAACCGCTGTCCCGATCGGCACGGAATCGATGCAAGGCGGGAAACTGTTCAGGAAGGTCTCCGACACAGGGGAAACAAGGGATTGGAAGCTTGCTCACCGGGTTGTGTGGGAAGAGCTCTACGGGCCGATTCCCGCTGGCCACATCATCGTGTTCCGGGACGGGGACAGCCAGAACCTGGAGCCGAGCAACCTCGAGATGATCACCGAAGCTGAGCGGATGCGGCGGCATTCAATCGTGCGGTACCCGCGCGAGATACACAGTGCGGCTGTAACGCTGGGCTTTTTCAAGGCGAAGTTGAAAAGACTGGAGAAAGAGAGAAATGAAGAATTTGAACGAACTGAGGGAGATCCTGGGAAGGACGATGGAGCGGGTGCTGGACGGGTCGCTTTCAGTCGATCAGGCCAAGGCGGTGGCCGCGGTGGCCGGCGAGGTGAACGCCACCGCGCGCCTGGAAGTGGATATGGCGCGTGCAACTGATGGCGATTTCAAGGGGAGCGGGTTCATTGACGTCGACCCTGCACCGAAGCGGCCGCAGATCGGAAAGCAATGAATACAAATGGCGCGCGCCACGAGTTGGCGCGCCGCAAAAACGTGGCGCGGAAAGGTTGGAGGTAGGAGATGGAGCAGAGTGTTCAGCCGGCGGACCAGGACCTGGCCGCCGCGATTCGTGACCTGGTGGCGCAGCTCAGCGCTCCGAAGATCGCGCCGGACGAGGAGCTGTGGACCAGCAAGGAGATCGGCGAATACTTGAAGCTATCGCATGTGACGGTCGAGCAGCGGGTGGCGATCCGGCCGGACTTCCCGGAACCTCTACAGCCCTGCGGTACCGTGAAAGCGATGAAGCGTTGGTTCGCTGCCGACGTGAAGAAATGGGCGCGGCAGAACAGCAGCAAGCTACCAAAGGGAAAGCCCCGCAAGTAAATGCGGGGAATCTCGTGGCTATTTGAGCATCGGGAATGGTTTGTCGCCATCACTGGTAAGCCCGGCGAAGACATACCCCTTTCCTGCTATGTAGCGCGAATATTCGAATACATTGAACTTCATGATCTCCCCCTCGCCTCCTAGTCCAGACGGCTCGCCACTTCGGTTGCCGTAGCGTTGTAGTAGATCATGAGTGAACGCGGATCGCGATGTCCAGTCATCCTGGCCAGGTCGAGCACATCCAGCTTGCGCGCCAGTCGGGTAGTCGCCTCGTGGCGCGTGTCGTGGAACGTCAGGCCGTCGATCCTCACGCGGTCACGGACGCGACGGAACATGACGTCAGCCGACTTGGAAGACAGGGTGAACAGTTCCTGGCGCTCGCCGGCGGAGTCGACCATCACCTTCAGCAGATCAACGGCGCGTGAGCTCAACGGCACCTTGCGCGCATCGCCGTTCTTGGTATGCGTCAGTTCCACATATCGGGCCTGCAAGTTCACCCTGCCGGGAGACAGGCCGAGAATCTCGCCTTGCCGCATGGCAGTCTCCAGCGCGATCAGGAAGGCATAAGCCAGCTCCTGCAACTTGCTGGCTGGTGCCGCGCCGTCGACATACCCGAGACCGTCGAGGATCTTCTTTTCCTCGGCCTTCGAGATCCGCCTATCCCTGGGCGGCCTGTTCTTCGGTCGCTTCACCTCGCGCACCGGGTTTGACTTGATCCAACGCCACTCGCGCCGCGCCTGTTCGAACACGCTGGACAGCAGCGTCATCTCACGGCGGACGGTAGAGGTGGCCACCGACTTCAGCCGCAGATCGCGCCAGGCCGCAATCTGCTCGGCGCCCACATCCACCATGCGCTCGCCAACGAACTCCAGTTCGTTGATCAGCTTGTCCAGGCGAATCTCCTCCCAGCGCTGGCCAACCTTGCTGGGCGATACCTCGAGCTTGTATTTCTCCAGCGCCTCCTTCAGAGTCGAGTTCGATGCCCCTTTGGGGCTCCCCACTCCAGCCAGAATCTCAGCCTCTCGCTGAGTCGCCCAGGCCACTGCCTCGGCCTTCGTGGAGAAGGTGCCAGAGTCCCGCACTCCCTTCTTGGCCACCTCGACGCGCCACCCGCCGCTCCGCTTCCTGTACGTTGCCAC